GCAAAACAAAACATCGTTATATTTATTCGCACCACGTACACCACAAAACAAGCAAGGATTTTATCGGTTGCACGTTTGAAACTTTGCGCAGTCCGTCTGGAACGGATAGTTGGCACTACAAAAAAGGTTATACAGGCGTTCCAAAAGCGGTTGAAGGCTTTATTCATCACAAAGAATTTGGACAAGTCGCACGGCTTACGCATATTTTTAGTTAAGTTTGTAGCTCAACAAAGTCAACTTTCAAGCTCAATAAACTTGACAAGTATATTAATCAAAATTAAGTTTATTAAAATTATTTTGTCACAAATATTGGTAGAATTTTCCACCATAATCGGAATTTTGCCGTTTAAGTGAATGAATTTTTCCGTTTTTTTCATTCAATAAAGTTGGTTATAGCCATCATAATAGCTAAAATAATGGCATAATGTATAATATAGCTAACATATTAACCCTATTACTTATGTTCAAATTATTGCATTTTCTATACACGAGGACAAAATATGTCCATTTCCTTATTTAGAATGATTATTGATAACGTTTTTTTGTATCGCTGAAACGTAATAGATACAAGGGTTTTATAAAAAACTTTGTTAATGAGTTAAAAATAATTGTTAAAATGTTTTTTTGTTATGGAAATAAGAATTAGTTTTGAATATAATTATTAACCAATAAAAACTAACAAAATGACAAACCAAGAAAAAGATTACAAATTAAAATTTAACGGCGCAAATGTACTTGAATCATTTGAAAAATTAATAAGAGAAAAAAACGCTAAAAAATTTATTGAAACATTAAACAAAAAATTTAACGAAGCTCAAACAAGCAATTTAATAAACTTGCTTTCCAATTACGAAAAATTTCTTAAACTAAACGACTAAAAAAAACAAGGGGTGCGACTTGACAACGCATATTTTTTTAACCTTTAAAAACTAAACTATGAACCAACAAGAAATGATTGAAACAATCTTAAATTACAAAGACGAACTACAAAACGATTACAACGAACTTTGCAAGGCATTCGGGCAACAAGACCCAGCGACCAAACGAAACGAAGCTAAATTAGTAACCTTAATAATTTTAATTGATAAACTCGGACTAGATGAAAACTAAACTCAACGATTTAATTTATTATTTTACACCGCTTACGGAAGACCATAAGACAATTTTAAGCACCGCAGTTGCGTTTGTTTTGTACTGCCTAAGTATTTATATGATTTGTTATTTTACTAACCCTTAAAACTAATTAAAATGAATTTAGAAAATTTAGAAATTGACTATAACACCGCAAGTATATTTTATGAAATTGACGGCGTTGAATTTATTATGGAATTTGATTGGAATTTTTACGATGCAGACCCGAAAACCTATGAATGTAAAATAGACGTTTATTGTACGGAAGCAGAACAATGGATTAACGGAATTAAGCATTCGTATTTTCCTAGCGTAGACGAAATGAAAGCAATCAAAACAGGAATAGAAGACGTTGTTTTAGAATCGCCAGTTGATTGGGGATTGGTTGAACACTTGGAAATGGAGTTAGATTTTTATAACGAACAAAAAAACGAAAACTAAAATGGAAAATGAATTTATACAAACAACCTTTTCATTGAAACGCAAAATGAATTGGTGGCGTGAACAATCCTGCGAGGGCGACAAAGGCGGTAGCTTTAATTTAGAACTTTACCTTGACTATTTAAGCGAACAAGAATTTAACGAAGAAACAATACTAAAACTAAAAGACAAATGAACCAGTATAGAATAATGCGAATAATAAAGTTAATGCAATTTCTACAAATCAAACCGAGACCAATTAATTCAATGGTTAGATACTTGGGAATAAGTCAACGTTCCGTTTATCGATACTTAAAAATGTACGAAAAAATTGGCTATAAATTAGAAAAAATTAATAACAAATACTTTATAAAATGAAAAGATACAAGATTACTTACAACTATTTTTTAGATACGCAATGCACAAAAAAACGGATAGCAGTTAAGGTTCTGGAAGCCTACGACAAAGAACACGCAATACAACTTATGTCTATTTGGGACAAACTAATCTTAAAAGTTGAGCAATTATGAAAGCACTTAAAAGAATACGCGAATGGATTTACTTACAAATAATAATTTATCTTTATGGAAAACTTGATTGAACGATTACACGAAATAATCGAAACGGAAAACTTAACGCAGCGCACTAAGAAACCGAACAAAGTACATCGTCGCTGGTTTATATTTGCTTACTTACGAAAAAACAATTACGTTTTACGTGAAATAGCAGAAATTTTCGATATGAACCACGCAACTATTATTCACGGTATAAGACAAGCAGAATTGTTTGAGCAAGTAAAAGACGAAATGTTTTTAATCGACACGCTGGACTTATTCCAAGAATTTAAGAACAAGACAATAAAAATAAAGGAACGCAATTTAATTCAGGACATAATGGAAAGCAAAAACCTTTACGACTTGACTAAGATTAAAAGGCGGTTACAAAATAATGTTTATAAGTTTTAGGATAAAAACGAATTAGATTAAAATAAAAGTTTATATTTGCAATTGTACGGTCTAACAATATAGTACAAAAAGGAATTATTTAGCCTTGTTAATGAAGTTGAAGTTAGACCCAACCGAATTAATGGGGCTTTTTTTTTACTTAAAAATTAAGATTATGGAAGAAATTATTTTACAATGTGCTTTAAGGGAAGAGGACAAAATGATTGTTTCGGTTGGAACACACATTAGCATACAAGTTATTGAAGATGAAAAATCAGCAACTATTTGCATTAACACAAAAGATGCTGCGAAACTGATTCATTATTTATCTATTTATATATTTAATGAATTATGAGCGGTTGGATTAAAATACATAGACAAATTTTAGATTGGGAATGGTATTCGGATAACAATTCTTTTCGTGTTTTTTTACACTTGCTACTTAAGGCAAACCACAAACAAAAAAGATATAAAGGTCTGGAGTTAAAAATTGGAACGATAATAACGTCAAGGGATATTTTAGCAATTGAAACTGGTTTAAGTGTTCAACAAATAAGAACGTCTTTAGATAAGTTAAAATCAACCAACGAAATAACCATCAAAACAAGCTCGCAAGGTACTATAATTGAAGTAGTTAACTACGCTAAATATCAAATTGTAACCAACGAAATAACCATTAAAGAACCAACAAGTAACCAGCAAGTAACCACTAACAAGAATGTAAATAAAGAAAAGAATGAAAAAGAACTTATTTTAGATTGTTGGATTAATTATAGAAAGTCCGCAAAAAAGGCTTTAACAAAACAAAGCATAGATTCTATTTTAGTTAAAATGAAAAATTACACAAATGAACAATGTAAGTTTGTAATAAACAATTCAATCGAACAAGGTTGGCAAGGATTGTTCTGGGATAAAATACAAACGATACAAGAAGTAAACGAACCTAAAAAATGGAAAGCACCGTGGAGTTAAATGGATATAAAATTACCGAAGCAGGCGACGTAATAACCGACTTGTTTAAGTATCGCGATACTTATAATCAAAAAGGAAAATATTTAGGCTTTGCTAAGTTACACGAACATTATTCGATGAGCTTGGGAAATTGCACCGATTGGACGGGTTTTCCGATGAGTGGTAAAACGCAAGTTCTTATGGAATGCTTGATGAACACGTCTAAATTTTATGGCTGGAAGCATTTAGTTTATTTTCCAGACGTAGGCACGAATGTTGAAATAATAGCAGATTTAATAAACAAAAAAACGGGCAAAAGTTTCAACCCTTTGGATAGGAATGTTATTCAGGATAGGGAAATTACACAAGCGATTGACTGGGTTTTAAACCATTTTAAAGTATTGACTAAAAAAGACGTAAAAGCGAAATTAACGCCCGTTCAATTTTGGGATATGGCGGTTGAATTAAAAAAACAAGGCGAATTACACACGGCTTCAATTGATAGTTGGAAGGATTTAAACCATCCTTACGCTGAATTTGGGGGTTACGCTCAATATTTAGAATATGTTTTACCTTACCGAAATCAAATAGCAGAAGATAATGATTTACATTTGCATACGATTATACACCCAAAACTAACTGAAAAGGAAAACGGAAAAAGAAACCCGCCCGTCCCTTACGATTTAAAAGGCGGTTCGGAATGGTTTAATAGTGGTAAATGTATGATTACGGTTCATAGACAAGACCCAACGTTTAACCTTGCCGAAATACACTTTAATAAAATTAAACCACGTTCAAATGGTAATATTGGAATGATTGAAATTTGGTTTGACAAAGAACGTTTGAGTTATTACGAGCAAACGAACCCAGCGCCAAATGTATATCAAAAGGCATACGCAACTGAACAAATTATAAAACAATAAAAACACGAAACAATGGAAATTAAACTATTAAGTGCAACGGCAATTTTACGGAAAACTTTATTAAAGTTAAAAATTAGCCGTGAGGAAATCGAAGAAAAAAACGGACACCGAACCGATTTAATAAATTCAATGATTGAAACCGAAAACGAACTTTCCGAAGTATTAACAACTTTTTTAGTTCTGGAAAAACAAGCTCGTATTTTTTCGTCAAGTTCAAACAATTTAGAACAATTAAATTTGGAACTGAAATTTAGAATTAAGGAACTTGAAAACGAAATTAAAATAAATAATTTTTAAGATGAACGTACTCTCACTATTTAACGGAATGAATACAGGACGGCAAGCACTTGAAAACGTAGGTATAAAAGTGAATAAATATTATTCTAGCGAAATAAAGCCGTATGCGATTGAATTAACTCAACACCATTTTCCAGACACGATACAAGTTGGGGACGTTACAAAATGGCGTGAATGGGATATTGATTGGAAAACTATTAATTTAGTTTTAAGTGGTTCTCCTTGTCAAGATTTAAGCGCAGCTGGAAAACGAGCGGGAATAAACGGAAGTAAGTCAAGTTTATTTTTCGTGTTTGTGGAAATTTTAGAACACATAAAAAGTTTGAACCCAGAAGTTTTATTTTTACAAGAAAATGTTGGAAGCGCAAGTAAGTTAGATATTGGAATTATGTCAAGAGCTTTGGGGGTTTACCCTTGTCGCATAAATTCAAAATTAGTAACGGCTCAATTACGCGACCGATATTATTGGAGTAACATAAAAACGAAAGAAACAATGTTTGATATAGTTACCGATATTCCACAACCAAAAGATAGGGGAATTATGTTTAAAGATATTATTACAGGCGGTCGTGTTGAGCGAGTTAAAGCACTTGCTTTATTAGAAAGCGAAAGTCGAGCCGTTACAAGTCAAGAAAGCATAAAAAAACGAGCAAAAAAAGAATTTATAAATATGATTTATGTTGATGTTGACAAACACGTTTCTTTGAAAATGCAAGCTAATAGAAATAATCAAGGAAGTCAAGAAGCATTAAAACACCGAAACGAAACTACTGGAATGATTACTTTAATACACGAAAACGAAATAGTTAGAACAGTAAACAAAATTGAAATGTGCCGTTTACAAGGTTTTCCTGATGACTATTGCGATATACTTACAACCGCAAAAGCGGGTAGTTTATTAGGGGACGGCTGGACATTACCAATTATAGAACACATATTTAGATTTATAGAACGATGAAGAAATGTAAAAATTGCAAAGCGGGTTTTGAACCAATAAGATTTAACCAAAAATATTGTTTAGAAGAACCTTGCATAAAAGTTTGGGTTAACTCGCAAAAGGAAAAAGAATGGAAAACACGAAAAAAAGAAATAAAGGAAAAATTACAAACGGTTCAAGAACTTACAAAATTAGCGCAAACGTATTTCAATTCGTTTATTAGAAACCGAGACCGAAACAAAGGATGTATTTCGTGCGGTACTCAGTTAGGTCAAAAATTCGACGCTGGACATTATTACTCAATGGGTGGACATAAAGCCGTTACATTCGACGAAGACAACGTACACGCTCAATGCGTTTATTGTAATCAATATTTACACGGGAATTTATTAAACTACCAGATAGGAATACAACAAAGAATTGGAGCGGAACGATTGATTGAATTAACGTCAAAAGCTCACGAAACACGAAAATTTACAAGGGACGAATTAAAAGAAATAATTGAAACGTACAAACAAAAAAACAAATGAAGCATAACAACGATTTTAGATTTGATTTACAAGTTGGACAAACTTACGAAAATCAATTAGCCGAATTATTACAAAAAAAAATAGAAGTCAAAAGGGATTTTAGGGCAATCGAAACGGGAAATATTTTTGTTGAATATCAAAGCCGAAACAAACCAAGCGGATTGGCAACAAGCGAAGCTCATTATTGGGTTTATTGGTTGAGCGAAAAGCATTTTATTACAATAGAAAAAAACGAATTAAAAAAACTTTGTAGAAAATATTTAGGAACAAAAAACGATGTTTTAGGCGGGGACAACAACACCAGCAAAGGAATCTTATTACCAATAATAGATTTCTTAAAAATAAATTAAAAAAATAGTTGCATATTAATTAAATTGTTATATTTGCATATAATTACTAACCAATAAAACCAATAAAAATGAAACATTTATTTAAAAGTTTAGCGGAATTTCAGCAGGAAGTTCCAACGATTCACAAAGCAACGCAAGGGTACGGATACACCTACGCAGATTTACCGAAAATCTTTGAAGTAATTAACCCACTACTAAAAAAGCACGGCTTAGGGTTTACGCAATTGATTCACGGGACGGATTTAATTACAATTATTTTCCACGTCGAAAGCGGGGAAACGCTCGAAAGCAAAACGTCGATTCCGCAAAACGTTGCATTGAAGGGAATGAATGACTTTCAAGTTTTAGGAAGTGCAATAACTTATTTAAGGCGTTACGCTTTGAGTTCAGCGCTTGGATTAGTTACGGACAAAGATACGGACGCTGGTGGCGAACAAGTAAAGACCGAACCAAAAAACGAAGTTAAAAAAGTTCCTATCGACGATAAACGATTAGCAAAGGCAATTAAGGCAATAAGCGACGGCGGTTATACAATGGACGAACTTACAAAGACGTTTGAATTAACGCCAGAACAATTAAAAACCCTTGAGTTATGAAAATACGTTGTAGTTCAATCGGAAAAATAATGACGAACCCCAAAACAAAAGGGGAAAAGTTAAGCCAAACAACTAAGACTTATTTACAAGAATTAGCAGTTGAAGAAGTTTATGGAATTAGAAAAGAATTTAGTTCACGTTACACCGACAAAGGGAACGAAGTCGAAGAATTATCAATTGCACTTTGTAACGATGTTTTAAATTTAGGATTCATTTATAAAAACGAAGAACATTTTGAAAACGATTGGATTTCTGGAACGCCCGACGTAAACACGGACGAAATTTTACTTGATGTAAAGAGTAGTTGGGACGCGTTTACGTTTTTTGAAAAAGTATTGGATGATGATTTAAAAAACAAAGATTATTTTTATCAATTACAAGGCTATATGTGGTTAACGGGAAAAACCGAAGCGCTTTTATGCTATTGTTTGATTGACACCCCTTTGCAAATAGTCGAAGACGAAATAAGGCGTGAACATTGGAAGGCAAGTTTGATTGAAGAAAGTTTAGATTTAAGAGCGTTTGTGCAATCTAAACATACATTCGGACATATACCAAAAGAAAAGCGCTTAAAAACGTTTAAAATAGTAAAAGACGATGTTATTATTGAGAATATCAAAACACGAATAGAAGAATGCAGAGAATATTACAATAATTTAATTCAAATTTTATGAATATATATTTTTTTGAAGTAACTATTAAAAATAGTTTAAAATTTTCTTTTAGAATTGAAAGATTACAAAGTTTTAAAGATATGGGTACTTGGACTAGAATTTATTTAGGCGAAGGCGTTTTAGATATTGACGAAAATTATCAACATTTTATAAATAGATTAAAAGAATATAACTTAAAAAAAACAATATGATAACACTTTTAATAATTCTTTTAGCTCCAGCAGTTGCTTTGGGTTGGATAGCCACAATATGGCACATAATAGATTTTTTTAAAAACGAAGACGAAGAATATTATTAATATGAAAGCAAAAGACCAAATAATTGATTTTTTTTTAGGTAAACACGAAGTAGAATTAACAGACGAATTAATTCTAAAGTTAGTAAAAGAAAATAAATGGAGCGATGTTGAAAGCCTTAACGAAATGCGTGAAATGGGCGCAAAATGGAACACTAAAAATAATTCAATAGTAATCAATTAAAACAAAAATAAAATGAAAGCAAATTATAAAGAAGTCCCAAACACAAACGGACGTTATGCAATTTCAATTAAGGGAGTTGTACTTGATGTTTTCAAAAATAAAATAATTAACCCGCATTTGTACGGAATAAAACGTAGAAATTATTTTCAAGTAAGTTTGTATATTAAAGAAAACGGAACGTTAAAAAAACGAACAAAAAGAATTCACAGCATAATGGCGGAAACATTTTTAAACCATATTTACGACGGCAATAGAAAAATAGTAGTTCATCACATTGACAACGACCCATTAAATAACAATTTAGAAAATTTAAAAATTGTTACATCAAAAGAAAATTATTATAAAAATCAATTAGTAATCAATTAAAACCAAAATAAAATGAAAGTAACGGGTAAAATCCACTTTGTGGGAACGCTTAGAAAAGTAAGCGAAAAATTCAAAAGTAAAGATGTTGTATTATTAACGGACGAAAAGTTTCCGCAGTACATTACAATTCAATTTACACAAGACAAAACCGATTTAATAAGCCAAAATAACGTTGGCGAACAAGTCGAAGTAAACATAAATTTACGAGGGCGTGAATGGAAGTCACCAACTGGGGAAATTAAGTATTTTAATACTATTGAAGGTTGGCAAATTAACGCAGTTGAAGGTTCAATTAAAGAAGTTGCGTTAGATTGTTCGGACGATTTGCCATTTTAATAAAGTTTAAGGGGTAAAAATTGCCCCTTATATTAAACCAAAATGATATGCTTAGCCAAAACTACAAATTTTAGCCACTTTTGGCGAAGTATATACTTGCGCAAAGTATGAAAATTAAGTACTAATCACAATAATTAATTAAAATATGAAAGTAAAACTTGAATATAACCTACCAGATGACCAATTCGAATTTGAATGCGCAGTAAAATCGAATAAAATGTTTTTTGCATTAACCGAAATCAAAGACGAATTAAGAAGTATTTGGAAATACGAAGAATTAAAAGAAAATCAATTTGCAATGGTTGAGCGCATAAGGGAAAAGTTCTTTGAAATCTTACAAGAAAATGAAATAAATTTAGACCGATGTTAATAGACGATTATAATTTAAGAGCTTGTTTACTCGAAGCGTTAAAAACACGAACACGAAACCAAGTTGTAAAAGAAATAAAAGGTAGAGGGGAAAAATTCCATCAATACAATATAGACCGATTCTTACAAGGTAAAGACGTAAGTTTAGAAACCGCAAAGAAGATAGACAAGTATATTTACCGATTGAAATTACAATAAGTTTACGCCCCTTTAACGAGGGGTTTTTTATTTAACAAAAGTTTGTTGATAAGATTTTTTGTTACTTGTTGAAAAAATAAACATATATTTGATTAATATTTAAGCAAAGTAAAATTGGATTGGATTAATAAAGTTGTAAAGCACCACAAAGAATGGGTTAAGATAGTTAACTCATTTGGCGAATATTTCTTTGCTGAAGACATAGTACAAGAAACTTATTTAATGCTTTTGAAATGGAGCAACGAAGACAAACTATTTACCAACGGAAACTTAAACAAATCTTATGTTTGGTTTGCACTCAAGAATACTTTTTTACAACACGTTAATAAAGCAAACAAAATGCAAAAAGTAGATTTAGATTCAATCGCTATGTTAGCAGACGAAACGCCAAACGTAGAAAAACACGAATCATTTAATTACTTATTAAACCAAGTTGAAAACGTAGTTGATGAATGGCATTGGTACGACCAAATGTTATTTAACTTATACAAGGATTCCGATATGTCTATGAGAGAAATAAGCAAAGAAACTAATATAAGCGTAACGTCTATTTTCCATACGTTGAAATATTGCAAAACACGAATCAAAGAAAACATAGAAGAGAATTACCAAGATTATCAAAACAAAGATTACGAACTTATAAAATAGAAATTATGGCAAAGAAAAAACTAACACAAATTGACATTGAAGAAAACACAATTATCGAACCTACTGGTTTAGGAGACACTATCGAAATTGTTTTAGAAAAAACGGGAATAGCAAAAGTAGCGAAATGGTTATTAGGCGAAGACTGCGGATGTGAAAAACGAAAGGAAAAATTAAATAAACTATTCCCTTACTTAAAACCAAAGTGTTTAACTCAAGACGAATACAAATACTTAACAACAACCAAAGTATTAAATTCAAACGTTTTAATTCCCAGCGAACAAAGGGAACTACTTAAAATATACAACCGTGTCTTTTCACAAAGAAGGCAACCGACAAGTTGCGGAAGTTGTTTACGAGAAGTAGTAAACGGATTAAACAAAGTTGTAAACGAATACAAAGAACAAGATGCA